ACCCATCTTATTACACTATAGTTCTGTTATGGATTATTTATCATAAGAAAAAAGGGCAACCCAAAACGGGTTACCCTTTTCGCACTTCCTTCACACCTTTATATATTAATCTTCTTTTAATTCATTGTCAAGTATATATTCTACTGTATTAGCAACATCATTCATGGCATCACGCAATTCTTCTTGAGCTCCGGTATGTTGAGACATAAGTCTAGTTTCAGTTAGAGACCATCGCCATTGATTCATTTTTTCGTTACGCCACAAATTAATAATCATTTTTAATCTACAGGTAAAAGTTCTGGATTTTCTAGTTCTAACTCAAAACACATAGGGTGACACTCTTCTGCCATTAGGTACATTGAAGATTGATACATCTTCTCTGCATTCCATCTTGGATTAGAATTAGCTAATTGTATGACGCTTGGATTTGTTCTAGCAAGTTCTGGGAGTTCATCAAAGGTAAATGGCATATTTTGAATACAATATAACATTACTAATTGATCTCCTTCATGATCGTACCAAGCATATTTTGTTTCTATGCGGTATTTCATGGGTGTAAATTTACCCTAGAAATATTTAGGGCAATGCGAGTAGGGAGACTTGAACTCCCACGGGCATTATGCCCAACAGATTTTAAGTCTGGTGCGTCTACCGATTCCGCCATACTCGCAAGGAAACTTTATTCAGATTTCCAAGTTGCTGGATGAAGACTACAATATTCATTAAATGTAATTTTCATCTCTTTATCAGTCAATCCTGCGTTTTTTGCTGCCTTTGGAATATTCCACTTTGCCACAAATAACATTTCCATAGACTGTCGGGTTTCTGGTCTCATAATTGTAGCAAATTAAAATTTCTTCGTAAAACCCTTTAGGGTAAATTTTTGCCGGAATTTTTTCCCCGCTTTTATTGGAATCAAAGGTCATTTTTTCTCACAGAGGATTAGCATACGCAAGTATGTCTTCGCCAAGCACAGCACGGCACAATTCTAATACACTCATGAACTGGTCTACGGTTTCGCAGTCAAGAACCTTCTCATCACCTTGCTCAGAGTACAGGTAGAACTTACGCTTAACAGGGTCTACAACGCAGCGTGTGAGGTAGTCGTCTTGCATGGGGGGTCTTTTCTTACCTATGTATTATAGTGCAATCAGGACCCTGTGTCAAGCGTCTTGTTCAATTTCTAATGGCGGAATGTCCTTACGCATGGCATTGACAATAAAGTAGCAGTCAATTCTAGATGCAGTCCCAGACTTAACGTGGATGGTTCTGCCCCACACAATTTTATCAACCATCAAATCCTGAGTTGATCCAATTTGTGTTAAATGAACTGTAATTGTTTCTGGGTCAACTAAACCTGTCCAATAATCAGGCAATTCAATAACAGTATGTTCAGTTAAACGTCCACGAATATAAACACCTAATTCTGGTCCCACCAAGTACCCATGAAGAAGTCTTTTATTTTCTTTTGTTGGATGAGGAATATCAAATTGCATAGAGTGTCTTTACTTACCTACGTAATATAGGTCATTTGGTGGGTGATGTCAAACGTTTATACCAGAATGTACAACAAATCTTTCATTGGTTTCTTTATGACGATACGTTGGCATTAAACCAGAAGGACAAAACGTATCTAGTTCCAGATTCTACCTTACTGACATGATGTAGATACTCTCTATTGGAAAAAATTAATAACTTGCCTGCTTTTGGTTTCACATCATACCACACACTTCCATCAATATTATCAAATTGTGTGTGTCCTCCAACGTAATCATCATTTAAATAAAGAAATGCTGCGAGTAGATTAGGACTATACATTTCAGACTTATCATAATGAGGTTTCATAAATGTACCAACAGGCCATCGTATAAGACCACAATAATCCAACTGTATATCCTTATGAAAGGACTTGCAGATTTTAGTCACATTTGCGATAACATTAGCAAATAATTCATCCTTTGATAATTTAATGTCAACGGGTTTTACATCTCCACCAAGATAAATTGCACCATAATCACCGTCAGGTTCTGGTATATCAGGACCATAACTCAAACTTTCTTTAGAATTTGAATGTGTTACTGCTTCTAAAAAAGTATCATTTTGGTCAAGATGAAGATCAATGAATGGTTTACATAAAGTAGAGTTTAAAAACTCCTCTTCAATATAAAGTAATTTTTTCATTTTTTGTTATACCATATATTAAGGGCAAATCTTTCAGTTCCCTCAATCTTAGTGACATGATGTTTATAAACTGAATTAGAAAAAACAAGCAACTTTCCTGTTTCTGGTTTCACCTCATTTTCTTCAAATCCAGTGTGACCTCCGGTATAATCATCATTTAAATAAAGAACTGCTGCAAACAAGTCAGGATCCTGACCAGGTCTGTGTGGGTCAATATGTGGTTTCATAAATGTACCAACAGGCCATCTCACTACAGCCGCATAATCTATGATCACCCTATCATCAAAAATTTTACAGAGGTTTGTTACTCTATCAACTACGCTATTTTTTTCTTTCTCAAAATAAATTCCATCAAGAGTTGTGAGATATGTGTTTCCACCTCTACTCTCATTACCGTATGGAAGTTCATCTTTATTTGATTTAGAAAGTTCTATTAATTCTTGACATTCACCAGGAGATATAAAATTCTCCTCAATATAAATTAACTTCTTCACTTAGTAATCGTATTTGGTGGTCCAGCAAATTTAGGGTCATTATAAATTGGATTCTCAACACCTGGTTTATAGTTAGGATCTGGGTAATCAAAGCAATCCTCACCTTGATACTCAACAATCAAAGGGTTGATGTCCTTACGTTCTGCATAGACATGATAGAAGCAGCTGATCGGCATTCCACCTCTAGATTGAAGGTAGATTTTTTCATCATCCCAACGTTTGATTATAATATCTTGATGAGCACCGATAGGTTGAAGTTGAACCGTAATACTCTCTTCATGTACTAAATTTTTCCAGTAACTAGGAAGAACGATCACCTCCTGATTCTTTACACGACCACGAATGTAGATACCAACCTCAGGTCCTTCAATACATGCGTAGCGGAGACGATAGTTATCTCTAGAGGGATGAGGAATATCAAATGGTTTTGGTTTACCGTCTGCTTCTACGTGTCGTGCTTCTAACCTTCCCTTTGATAGACAATCAACTGAACCAGTGACAAACACATCACCATCGACATAAAGTGCATCTGGTTTACCACCACTAACGTAAAGTGCATTATCTGTTCGTCCGTCAGTATTAATACGAGTATCGCCTTCTACATGTAGACCATATTCATTTTTTCCATTTGTTTCAAAGCGTACATCACCTCTGACAAATAGTGCTTTATCATCTTTAGGAACTTTACAATCTTTATCGTTATTAGTATTTCTGGCGACCATCAGGGTGCCATCTTGATTGTTAAATGTAGTCTGATTTCCAAAAACAACAGGTCCTTCAGCATACATTGAACCATTAATCTTATTGGCACCCTCTTTAATCGCAGGAACGATTCCAGTTCCTACTTTTACTTGTCCACCAAAATTGGCGTCGTCTAAGTTAAATGACATTGTTAAACTTCACTACGTTCTTTTTGAATTTTTTGACCACCAACTTTGGAGTCTTTAAGTGCAACTGCATCAGTCACACCTCTAATTAGGGATGAATAGATAGTCATCCCAGAATTAGCACATATTTCTGCATAACCGGGAGTTACTAATCTATAGAAATTTGAGGCATTAATAAGGAATTTTTTAGATTCCATTTTAATGTTCTCGGTTGCAGTGACAGTCACATTACCCTTATTACCACCCTCTCCTGAAGCAGTAAGTTCAATATCTTTGGCATTCATTCTAATTTTACCATTTCTGGCATTCAAAACAATGTCACCATTGACTGCCTCAACGTAGATAGTTGTTTGACTTTCTACGTTTTTTTCACCTGCCTTAATTACAGTGTCACCAGGAGAGTTCATAATAGTATGACCTTTTCTCTCCCCTGCTTTTTCAAGAGTCACATGATGAAGTCCGTCTGTTGTCTCAAGAAGAACACCAGAAGTTGTAGCCCCATCCTTGTGGATATGACCAAACTTTATATTACCATGATCATTACCAATACGTTGACCAGTATAATTAGTGTTTGCGGTGCCTCTATTGTCTGCCCCCTTAGGATCAGATCCTGAATTTAAATGACTGGCCATATTATGTTATACTATCTGGTGTTCCTGGGATGTTAAGTCTAGGATCGTTACTACTTATGTCAGTACCCTGTCTGAGGATTGCGGAAGGTCTTGTGGTGACCACACCGTCGATGCTCTCTTGTAGTGTATCATAGACCTGTATGAGTTGTCCAGGGGTTTCATAATATCCAGCGAGACGAACACCATTTTTATAGAATACAGCGCCAAAGTATTCACGACCATTAACATATCCAGTTCTCTTAAGTCCAACAAGGTCTGTGACCTGCAGAATTTGATCTGGATCAACATCAAGAGGGTCTCTACGAACTCTAATGACTGGTCTAAATCTTGCATTTACACCTGTGGGTGATGACTGGAAGATGTTTGGATAATTTGTTATAGAAATACCAAGAGGAGGAGGTCCTCCAGGAGAGCTAGGGGTGAGAACATCAATAGGTAAATTAACGCCAAAAGTATCTAAATTAGGCGGGAAACACACCTTTGTTCCATCTTCCTTGATGATACATACGGCATCATTTGGACCATAATTGATGCCTGGATTCGTTGGGATAAGTTTTATAATTTCAAGAACTGCAGGGTAACCAGGTCCAGGAGGAGCAACATATCCATTTCCAGGATCTAGTGGTACGATATCACAAACTTTTCCAAGTCCTTTTGTCTCAAGTGGACATGGTGGTGGAATTAATATAGCAGAAATTCCTATAGGATTAACTGTCCATGGTCTATCTGCTGGTATAAGAATTTTATCATCAATATCTATAATAGCATTAAAAACAGTAGGATTTGAGGCAAAACCTCTTTGAAGATCCTTATTGGTAAGTTCCATCTCAATTGTTCTACTACCTTCACTCGCACTAAAATTAATTTCCTTTACTTTATCACGGAATCTTGCCTCTGATATAAATGCACCATCAATTTTTACACTGAGTATATCATCCGCCTCAGATCTAATTCTATATCTTCCACTGACAGGAAAATCAACGTTGGTCCACTTCATGGTCCAGGTAGTGCCATTAAAGTTCGCCAAATAGTCTTGTTCATCTATAAACATGGGTGTTAAAAATGGACCCAAAGTTCCTGAACGATATGATGTTAATTTAGGTCCTTTGTATCTTACTCCATCAATTAGTTTTTTTCCTTTTTGTATTCGTTTAGGTTGATTAGGTTGATTGGGTTGATTAGAAGTTTCAGGAACTTTTCCCGACTCTTCACATATATCAACTACTTTTGTTTCCTTACCTGAACGTACAACATTAGGTCGCCCCAAAGGAACAAATCCTTGCTCATCATCATCTTTGTCAACTTGCCAATATGAAGTACCTCCTTCACTTACCCTATCAAATACACCTTTCGATTGTTTGTAAAGTCCAGGTTCAACAAGAAGACTCTCATTACTCCTCCATCTTGTTTCCGTAATTATATCTTTTGAAAAATCTGAGAGTCCGCTAATGTCACCAGCATCATATGCTTCTTTAGCAGTTTTATATAGAGATCCAGGATTTTGTTTTTTATTCCATGATATTTTCCCAATAGAGATAGAATTTATTGCTTCACCATCAGTAAATGGATTATCATCATATTTGAATTCAAGTGTTGCTTTTTTTCCAATTAACTTTTTACCATCATTAGAAAACACAGCATCACCAGATTTTATTGTAAAACTTGAGTCATTAAATTTACCGTCAGCATCAGAAAAATCTATTCTTTTTTTATCACTAGAAACTTTTATTTTTTTATTTCTAGGATGCAGACCCTTATAAACTATTAAAGTTTCACACTGTTTAACTACAGGAGTGACTACAGCAGCAGGAGGAGGAATTTGCTCGACCACCCAGTCTGCGGTGTTAAATATAGTTTTCTTAATTCTTTTTTGTTTTGTTTGTGGTCTATTTTCAACCTCAACAGTTACTGTGTGATTTCCTTTAGTCAAAGGGAACTTAACTGTTTGTGGTTTTTCAGATCCAAAACGTTCTAAAGTTTTTCTACTACCCCCGAATGAAGACTCAGAAAAATATCCACCTTGAAGAATAATTTTTCCGTCAATTAATACTCTACCACCATTATCAACGGTTCCCTTCATTCCATAGAAACCATCATATGGAATTTCTACGTTCCATGAATTAGTAAAAATAATACCACCATAAGCAGATCCTTTTGTAGAGAGTGGTGGAACTGGAGATATCGCAAAACGATTCATAAATTTAGACCAAGTTTTAGTCCCATTTGGTGCAGAATGCGTGACAGGCCACCAATTTTTGTCTCCATCAGAAAATCTACTGGACCAAATGGGATTATTAGGACATCTGCCTGGTGCTCTAGGGACTGGTTCTTGAGGAATTGGTGGAAGTGGAGGATCAATTGTCAGGGCAACACCCATTGGATTTTGATTCCAACTTTTTCGCGATAAAACTTTTTGAATTTCAGGAGTTGGAGATTTAATTTGAATAGCAACTGCCATAGGATTTCCTTCGGCAAGAGGTTTTCCTGGGATCTGCTCAAGTTCAACACGAATTCTATACTTACCTTTTTTAAAGAATCGAGTATCTATACTTCTACCAGTGCTACTACCCTGAGTAAATCCTGTTTTTTCGATGACAACTTCATCACCACCCCTTCCTACATTTCTAAGTCCATTACCTATTGCCTTTCTTCCAATACCATCGCGATTACCGATGTATATTTTAGCATTATCATCAACCATAGTAGATATGGTATAGTTTCCATCAACAGGAAAATCAATACTCTCCCATCTTATAATGTGAATACCAGCATATGAGTCAGTTGAAGCATTTGGTTTTTTAGGATATCTACTGACAACTTTACCAACTGCATTTTGTTTAGTAACATATCTTGGTTCTAACTCCTCTAATATTCTAATATTTGTAATATTAAGTAATCCGTTTTGATCATATCCATTAACAATGTTATCGTCAAATCCAACTGTAGTCTTATCAATGGGTTTAAATCCAGTCGTTGGACTACTACCAATTACTTTAATGGGATAAGTTTTACCACCAGTAAAGGTGCCAGAACCTGTAATAGTTTCTTTACTACTACCAGAATAATTTCCACCATCACCATCATCATCAAATAACTCTCTAATATCTCTTTGAAGTTTTAAATCATTATCATCTGTTTTAATTATAATCTCCTTAGCAAATACTCCTGAAATAGAAAGACTGTCATCGACTTTTAATTTAAAGTCAACTTTTATTCTACCACCACCAGTTACCTTAAGAAATAATTCACTTCCATCTTTTACAATTGATGCTGCTGGTTTTGGTTGAGGTACTTCGACCTTAACTTCTTCTCTCTCTACTGCAGTAGGATCGAAAGGTAGAACACCATATCTGTTTATAAAATTAGAGTCTCTACCAGCATTTGGGTTTATTCTCCATAATTTTCTATCTGCCTTATTAATGTAATCAAGAGTGTTGAATACAACTTCTGGTTTATCTCCTGTGGATGTCGTTGATTTTCCTGATGGTCTTTCCGGTTTAGTTCCAGATGATTGTGAAGATGTTTTTGGACCTGTAACTTTAATAGTTTTTTTTACGCTGCCATTTTGTCTGTACCTTTTTTCCAGTGTTCTTGGTTCATTCTCTTCTTCATCTGAGAGGACAGTGTCAAATTTTCTCTCCCACACCGTGCCGCCAACTTCAATGTCGGTGATTGCCAGACCAGATATGCTCCCCGAATCATCATAGGTCATCTCAATAGTGATTGTGCCACTACCATCATATAAAAGTTTTTTACCATTTTCTGAGAATCTTGCATTTACAGTGGAAGATTTAATATCAAAGGTTGCATTTGTATCAAACCCATTTCCAATATTATCATCAATCCCAACAAGAGTGTTTGATTTACGTTTCAAACCTGAACCAGGAGACATTCCACGATAATCGATAAGCAACTCTCCTGCTCCCACCGGAGAGACTGTAGGAGTAGATGGTTGTGGAGATAGTTGTGGAGGTGGTTCTATCTTTTCAAACCGCTGTCTATTCGTTACATCACATCTTATTTTATGGACACCCGCTTTAACATTTTTCTTGACGGTTTTAGGGGCCCCTTGAAATCCTCTTAATTGAAATAATGATTCATTATCTAGATAAACTTCACCGACATTATCTGCCATTGCCTTGAAAATGTACTCACCATCATAAGGAAAATTTTCTTCATACACAAATGAATACTGAATTCCTGCGAAATCACTGCCAGGCACATTTGAAGGTGGTACTGGAGAGACAGCATATGAATTCATAAAACTATCATCAATTTTTTTTACAACTTTTGTATCTACTCTAAATTGACTAGAGTCTTCAAGTTGATAGGTTAAATCATAAGTGGTATGTCCATTTAATTGTCTTTTGTTATCAGTTTTAAATTTACCTTGCGTTGCTTCTATTTGTAGGTCATCATTATCATTAGTAGATGCCGTAAAGTCTGCGAAAATTTTACTTCCATCTGTAAATTTTTTATCGAGTTCTTTTGCCTCGGCACCAAAATTTTTCAGTAATCCTTGTTCAACACCTTCGCCCTTAAATTCTCCTGATGCTCTAACAGTATAAACTGAGTTTGGTGATATTTTTATTTTTACTTTATTTTTTTTTCTTTCTTTAAAACTATCTGCTTTAATTTTAAATTTATGATCACCATCTTTCTCGATAAAAGTGAACATTAATCCTTTGTCTGCCTTACCTCCACCCTGAGTGAAGACCCTGAACTCTACCTCTTTAAAGTTTTCTTTTTTATTAGAAATTTTATTTACTTCTCTTGAACCACCCCATTTCCAATGCTGTACATCAAATTTAGATGTGTTTTTCTTATCGTTGCCAATTATTCTTACTGGTGTTGCTTTTCTTGTATTCCACCAACCATTTCTTAAAGAACTTAAAAACTTTTGGTAAGCATCAATTTCTCCTCTAATTGGATCAATCTTTAAAGATGCATAGAGATATGGATCCCACTCTCCTATATCCTCACCATCAGCACCAAATCTTCTACCAAAGTCTGCGATTTCGGGAGCACAACGTGAAAAATCATATTCTTCAAAGTCATCTTCACTTTCAAATGTTTGTAATGTTCCTACCTTACTAGGAGGACAGAGGCTGGCAATAGCAACAGCACCAGCACCTACACCATCTAGGTCAACAATATTTACTTGAGGTGCAAATCTATATCCATATCCACCATCTATTAAATCTATCGCAAGAAGTGATCCATCATTACCAATAATTGGATTAGCAACCGCACCAACTCCACCACCACCATTAATGTAAACTCTAGGAATTCCTGGAGTTCCAGTGGCATCTGGTTTTAAGGATCCATCTGGATTGTAAATATCTAATCCAAATTTATTTTTACTACTATCGTCACACCCACTTGTAGGTATGGTTTTTGGAAGAAGATCATCCTCAGTGAGTCTGTTTACCTCATTAATATTAAGATATCTAATTAAATCTCTATTCTTAAAAATAAACTGAGTGCCAGGATTTAACTGAGCATACTTATTCGCTTCATATCTATTAATACCTTCAACGTATCCTCTATCAGTCGAAATATACCCGACCTTGATATCACAGATAGTAGCAGGACCGAAGAGGTTGAATGACATTATTGATTATACTTTGTCTTCATATTGAGTATTTATCATGAAATATCAAGAGAATCTATGGATGCTTGTCTTTCATCTTGCTCTGCTTGAGTCAAGGGTCTGTTCGTAATTTCTGTTGTTGATGGATCGATGGTAGATATACTACTATCTGATCCACTTGGTTTAACATTTTCCTGACCACTGGTGGGTTGAATGTAAGGAATATCTTCTTGACCTTCAGGAGTCTTAGCAGAAGGAACAGCTTTCCCAACTGCTGCTGGACTTGGAAGATTAGCATCGGGTTGAGCTGCTCCGCCACCCTGCAGTGTATAGTAATCATCTACAGGACAATTTGGTTCAAGTTCACAACCAAAGATATTTAGTTTGATATTTTCAAACCCAAATGCTGCGGTTAAACTTCCAGAAATATTTGGAACTTTATTCATGATACCATCTAGAACGCCACTGACTCCAGCGAGTTGTTTTTGAATATCATCAAGAAAATTATCCATGTTAGTAATGATGGAATTATTTGCCTCTTCAATCTCTGGTTGTGCAAACTTAAAAACTTGTGCAGTAATGCCTTCAGCATAACATGCAGGAACTTTAGGTGCCAGTTTTTTATAAAGCGCATCATCACCATTAGCACTCTCTGCTGCACGTTTTGCTTTATTCTCTAAATCAGACAATCCTAATGCTTTATTAAGAATACCTCTCAGCATATCACTAAGTTTATTAGTAAGTTTATTATAAACACAAAGAATTAATTCGTTAAGAATTTTTTTCATATCAGCAAACTGATATCTCAAACTAGATGGCATTGCTGCAACAACTTTAGTCAGTGCTTGATTTAATTTTTTAGAAACAAATTCCATCACTTTATCCATCAAAGGTTTCGTGTATCTTGCAATTTCGTTTGAAACGTCATTGATAACTTTGCGGATATCATCCGTTACATTTGATACTCTATCAATATAACTCTGAAATGTGCTTATGTATCCTTCTACTTTTTTTACCAGGTTATCAAGGGCAGTTTGAATTGCTTTTGAATTTGATTCAGTAAAACTACAATTACTAAGGATAACACCTTTCTCTTGATACATACTATTTCTTTTTGTATCAGCTGCTGAAATGACTGTTACATCATCAACACCTTCAAGAGTGGGTCCTGATTCAACTGGAGCAATTGGAGAATTATTTTGTTTACTTCGATTACGAATACCCTGAGCAACCCTTTTCTTTTTCAGGTTCTCGTATTCAGGACCACCAGGTTTATAACCAAGTGCTTCTGCTTCTGCAACAGCACTCTGCATGTCAGCAAACTGCACATCAGATAGAGATTTACTTGGATCTAATCCATAGTTGTTAGCAGCAGATAATCCACCATCTTTTTGTGCTGTTTCTTTTATTTTATCAGCAGAAACATCCTCTTTCTGTTTCTCAACAGATTTTGGTTTTGTGACTCTTAGATCATCATCAGGAACAACTGGATTTGGACCACCCTCTGCGGGGACGTTAGGTGGTGGATTTCTACCCTCAGCAACACCACTAGTAGCTAAAGGTCCAGGTGTGTTATTGCTGACTCTATTATCACCAATCTTTGCAGATAATGGAACCTGGACATTATGTCCAAGCACTCCCATGATGACAGGAATTTGTTGATCCTGTCCATCAAGGAAGAATCCAAACACCATCATACCTTGCCTAAGGTTTGAGGTGTGAGTAGCAGAGGTTTGACCACCACCACCCGTAACCGGATACATTATCTGTGCCCAAGGCAGTTGATCAGAATCAATAGATTCTTCACCTTGGTCATGAAGACCAATAATTCTTACTTTATATCTTCTACCCCAACCATCAGGTTTTTGCGTATCCTTATGTTTTCCCGGCAGAATATTATCTCTCCAAGTGGCATCGTCAGCAATCTGACCAACCCACCAGAGAAAACTTGATCCTAAAAATCCTGGGTTAAATAAAGATCCGCCTTCCATTAATCCTCATAAACCAAACATTCGGGTTCTGATGGGTTAGCATCACAATATAATTCTAATGGTGATGGGTCATGATGATCACCTGCCGCAATATCTGCCTTGTGATGTTCTGCGTAATCTTCTAATTCATGTAGTTCTCCTTCAATGTGACGACGTTGATTAGGAGAAATCATTGGATTGTCAAGGATTTCTTTATCCTTTGCGATATGAGTTTCGATATTTTCCATTGGTTATTAGCGTTTTTTTGGTTTTCTACCAAAGGTATCTCTAACTAAATTCATTTTAGTTAAAGTATCTTGTGGAGAAATGTAATGACATAGATCTGATATTATATATAGTCCCCCTTGTTGGGAGTCAACTTTGTCATTTTTATTATCTTTGATTTCCGGAGTGTCAATAAAGATAGCATCGCCAGCGTGCAGGGAGAAATCACCAGGAATTGTAATGGTAATTTGTGCTGAAAACAACTGGTTATATCTCATCATAGACTGATTATGGATATTTGCAACCGCAAAGTTTTCTTCCCCTGACTTTTTAATTTGTTCTTTTGAATCTCCTGTTGGAAGAGTTCCTGTATCTAAAATGTAATAAGTTGTTCTTGAAAACTCTTCATTAATATCAGGATTTTTAAACTCATCATTCATTTTTGGTAATTTCTTACCTGCTTTTTTAATTGCAGATTCATTTTCTGTTGCCTTTATTTTATTCACTTCATAATAGGTAGTGAATGGGTCAAAAGTAACAATCCTATTACTAAAAGTCCCCATCTTATTTTTTTCAATGGCATCAATTCTATTATCAGACTCCATTGATAATGCTTTCACATCATACCCCTCGGGTATATCCTGACCTCTCCTATCAGAACTTTCATTATAGATAATTGTTTTCTTTGCGGTTTGATCAAGTAAAGTATCGATTGATTTAAAGAAATAACCCTCTGATGTTTCAAAGAAAAAGTAACCCGCACTCTTTCCCTCGGTTTGATTGGTCTCTGATACTGCCTGCACTGAAAACTTGTCCAACCAATAGAACGGATGTTTGTTGTTAGGTATTTTGTTGCAGGTATTCTTTGTGGTTTCAATGTCAAGTTTTTTCTTTGAACCAAGACCTTTAAAATTTCCCTCTGTTACAATTTTTCTAATAGTATCAGAGATTTTTCCATCAAACCTAGAACGTAGCACAACTCTAGAATTTTTAATTGCTTCACCAGACACGCAATATAAATTTAAAATTTCTTTTCTTGTGTCCTCTGATAAAGGTGTGCAATTTTTGATGAATAAAGGATTATTTTTCTTGTCACTAAACTCAAGGATATTTTTATTATTGTCCTCTATCTTAATAGTGACCTTCTCTTCAGTGACAATTGGTAACCCGGACCTAGCAGTCTTACCGTTTATAGAATCACCACTATCATTAAATACAGCACTTACTTTGACTGTGTTATCCATAATACTTTCAAAGTATTGAAAGTTTACAAGACCACCTACCATACTAATATTACCTTTATTATCATTAGACGCCACGGTAAATTCTTTTATGTAACCTGCTTCTGCTGCCTTTGATGCTGTCATTTTTTATTACCTCTTACTTCTATTTAACCTTGGAAATCAAGGAATTCAAATGGATTACTCCTTTCACCGCCAGAAATAACTGTTGCCATCTGTTGATTGTCTTCATACATTTGTGATGCCTGAGATTGTTGTGGAAGAGGTAGTGGTATAACGATAGGATCGCTATTACCTGCTTCGTATGATGCATAACTATTGATTTGGTTCATATCATACTTACCACCAACGTATCCACCACCTTCAAATTTAGCAACATTATATTCATTCATCAATCTTGTCAAGGAGTTTGCATAAATTGGATCTGTGGCATACCCCTCTGATTTTAACATCATAGCAGCAGTATACTTATCAGATGCATTATTAACACCCTTATATCCTTTGTAATTTTTATACCACTGATTCACAAGATGATTGATGGCATCAAATGGAGTTTTGAAATTTTTAAATCTTGCATCAACATATACACTCTGACCATTAATAACTTCTCTGGTATTTGAAACTGTGGCACTCTCAGATCCAATTGCTTTAATACCAAAATAATTATTTCTAGCAGCCAGTGCTGTACCCCATGCACTTTCTAGAGCAAATTGAGCAGCAACTAACTGAGGATACTTAGCACCTGCTTGTCGTGCTAATGATGAAACTGCTTTCCATTTTTCTTTTTTTGATCCTTGGATATTTGATTCAACGCCAGAAAAATCTCTTGATGCAGGAGATCCACCAGTAGTATCTTGATCCTTAGTTACCTCACCTCCACCACCAGTATCTTGACCCCCAGTTACCTTACCTTCTGCTGCTACCGTTTGACTGGCTGCGTCTTCTGATTGACCACCAAAAATCATATCATAGATCGCACCACCCAAAATGTCACCACCAGCAGCACCTAAGAATGCACCGATAGCAGAACCTACAAAAGGAATAGGAATTGCAGTTCCAAGTAGTCCACCAACCCATGTACCTAAACCAGCACCGATTGCCATGAATGCTGCTCTTCCAATTGGTTCTTTGAAGACAAAATAGTTAAGTGCAAAATCAATTAATGCACCTATGAGAGGAATTCTTTTGGCAATAGGACTAATGTAATTCTTCATAAACCTAAGGGATTGTCTAGTTGCCGCCCTTCCTACGATACCGACTGCAGTTCTTCTAATCAGATTAGTAGCAGCAGATCTGGCAAATTTACCACCTAATTGTTGAACTGCTGCCTTTCCAAATCTTCTCTCTGCTGCCTTCCTACCATTTCTACTGATGTATCTTCTTAAAAGTTCCTTTTTTTGTTTTAAGTTTTTACCTGGAATATTTTTTAGTTGTTTAATTGCTTGTGTATTAACAGGTATCTTACTCATACCTCCACTAAGTTTAGCAGCAACTAGTGCTATGGCAATTGTTGCATTTAATACTTTGTTTAACCCTGATGAGAAATCATCAAATGCTTTTCTACCATCCTCACCAAAAACTTTAGCAACGTTATCACCAAGACTATCATATAATTGATATGATTTGTCAATGAACGTCATCAAACCATCAAGCAACTTTCCACCAAACTTTAATACAAAATCTGCTGCCTTCCCAATAAATTGGAGGACTCCACTTTTTTCTATTGCTCCTCCAAACTCCATCAATTTAAGAACTAACATACCCATTAGCACATTAGAGATAAAATTAAATACACCATCAAGAAAACCAGTCTTTGGCATCTTCATGCCTTTCATATTAAATTTTTGATTTTTCTTAGGTTTTTCTAATTTTTGTTCTTGCTTTGCTTTTCTGTTCTCACTGCTCTTTTTCTTTTTATCATCTATTTCTTTTTTCTGTGCAGCAATTGTGCCTTTTAAATAATCATCTATCCCATTCACACTTTCTCTAATGTTTACGAGATGTCCTTCCATTCCAAGACGCACATAAGTTCTTTTTGCTTTAGGTGCTTTAACTATGGCAGTTGATTCGGCAGGTCTTGGCACTATGGAGGACGATGGTCTAGCAACTAAAGCACTACTACCACCACCATTATCTTTTCCGCCACGACCCATCATATTTTTTGCTACTCTAGCACCTTTACCTGCCTTTGCTTTGGCAGCACCACCAATCATTTTTGCTGCACCTAATGCTAATCCTAACATTATCTAATCACTCCCAGTGACCTTGCCTTAAGTGATGACCCAGTTCCTGCACTGAAGTTAGGTAGTATGGAACCAGATGGATCAATTACCTCTTTACCACCAGCTGGTGCCTGCATAGGAACAACATTAATCATAGGACCTGACCTCATGGGAGCACCAGGAATCATTCTTTCACTTCTCATTCCAAGTTTCGCAGGAGTTGAATTACTATCTGCGTCTGCAACTATCTTATCAAGTGCTGCCACACCTCTAAACGTTTTATAGCGAATTTTAGGAACAGTCTCACCAGTAATCACATACTCTTTTGGTGATACGTTAATAGTTTGTCTATCCGCTGTAGCGCCAGGTACATCAATACCTGAGGATTCTTTTACCTCACCCGAATGGAGTGGAAGAATGGATTTTGCTTTTTCTAAAATAATCTGTGGATTAATCGCTATTTTTTTAAAAGCGCCAAATACCTCACCAATAACACCAGCATCAATTGTTCTTTCTTTTGCTTGCGATGTAGGAGCGTTAGTGCCACCTCCACCTATATCAGGCATACCTGACATTTTACTTTCCATCAGTGGTGGTCCAATTATTGGCATTAAACTTTCACTTTTCTTACCAAACTTTCTCTCATCTACAGCACCTCC